CAAAAGCATTTCATTTATACAACTCGGAAAGCATTAGTGTAGCCCAAATGTATGCACAATAGTTTTTAATTTATGGTATAATACATTTATGAAGCAAGCTATAATTACTGTAAAAGATGAGGTAAATTGCAAGATAATAGGTCTTGATTTAGATACTAGGAAGAAGTTAGTATCTAAGTTTAAGTATGATATCCCTAATGCTATGTACATGCCATCATATAAACTCGGAAGATGGGACGGAAAAGTTGCGTTCTTTCAGCTAGGCGGCTCTACATATATAAATCTACTTCCAGATGTTATACCCATTCTTATTAAAGATGGATATAATGTTGTATTAGATGATCAGCGTGCATATCAAATAGCATTTGAATTTAACGAAGTAAAAGCTGATAGCTATAGTCATAACACTTGGCCGGTAAAGCATACTATCGCCGGCGAGCCGATAGTATTAAGAGATTACCAAGCCGAGATAATTAATGAGTTCTTAAAGAATCCACAAAGTTTACAAGAGATTGCCACGGGATCTGGCAAAACATTGGTAACTGCGGCACTAAGTGAGCGTGTCGAGCAGTACGGCAGAAGTATTGTTATTGTACCAAATAAGTCATTAGTAACACAAACAGAAGAAGATTACATTAATATGCAATTAGATGTTGGTGTATTTTATGGTGATAGAAAAGAATTTAGTAAACAGCATACAATATGTACCTGGCAAAGTCTTAATAGTTTACTTAAACAGACTAAGAATCATAATGCTGATATTACTATACACGACTTTTTGCAAGATGTAGTATGCGTAATAGTCGATGAGTGTTTTGACGGGGATACATTAATTAAAACACCCACTAGTGAGACTCCGATCAAAGACATTAAGAAAGGTGATATTGTAATAAATTTGGATGAGTCTGGACAATGTTACAAAGAAGACATTGTTGTAGAAGTTCATGAAAATTTAGCAGATAGCCATAGTGAATATATGTTAGAACTAACATTTGATAATGTTAAGGTTATTAATGTTACCGCAAACCACAAGTTTTTGACTAGCAATGGTTGGGTAAGAGCGGATTGTTTGACAGAAGATTTAGAAGTTGTAACCATTAATACATATAACAAAAAATCAAGGTATTATATAAAATTAATATCAAGAAAAATAATTAAAAAACCAAAAAAGGTTTATAATTTGCATATTAAAAATAGCCACAATTATATAGCTAATGATGCGGTTGTATCAAATTGCCATGGGATTAAAGCTGACGCATTAAAAGGGTTACTCACAGGGGCAATGGCTAAAGTACCATTAAGATGGGGATTAACAGGCACAATACCAAAAGAAGATTTTGAGTTTCAAGCATTACATACTAGTATCGGCAATGTGATTAATAGAATTAGTGCTTCTGAATTACAAGATCGTGGATTTTTAGCTAATTGTTATGTAAATATAGTACAGTTAAAGGATTATGTCGAACATAAGAATTATCAGAGTGAATTAAAGTATCTTCTTACTAATGAAGATAGGTTAGATACAATAGCAAAGCTTGTGTCTAGTGCAAGCCATACAGGGAATACTCTAGTACTAGTAGATAGAATTAGTGCAGGACAAGGGCTTGTCGAACGCTTAAACAATGCTGTGTTTGTAAGTGGCGCAACTAAAGGAAAGAAGAGGCAAGAACATTATAATGAAATTGCAGACGTGGATGACAAAATTATTGTTGCAACTTATGGCGTGGCCGCTGTTGGTATTAATATCCCTAGGATTTTTAATCTTGTTCTCATTGAGCCTGGTAAGTCTTTTGTTAGGGTTATTCAGTCAATCGGTCGTGGATTACGGAAAGCAAATGATAAAGATGAAGTTCAAATATGGGATATAACTAGTACATGTAAATTTGCTAAAAGGCACCTAACTAAGCGTAAAAAGTATTACAAAGAAGCCGGATACAAATTTTCATTAGAAAAAGTTGACTGGCAGTAGAAAATACTATATAATACCTTTATGAGAATACACACACTAGAAGATGCTGTTTATGAGTTAAATGAGTTACCCGAAGAGATAGATGATATGCGATTTGCTATTTTTGATAATAGTAATCCCAAAGATCCTGATTATTTTTACATACCACTTATATACTTAGAGAGCTATTTTTCTCCAGCATTAGTATTAAAAATAGGTGATGCTATTATTAAAATGCCAGCAGATTGGCAGATTCTTACAGGGGAAGAAGAGTTCGGTGATTTAGAAGCATTGCCACTAACTAGTCTTAATAATCGTGATTTTACTGTGTTTGAGTATAATAGCTTATCCAGCACTAGAGCAGAGTTCTTGCCTATTGAGATTATTGATATCTATAATGAAGTGTTATGGTACACCCCAAAGTTAAACAATGGGCAGTTCTTGGCAGTCCCTATCGACTCGGGCGATAAACCTCGTGTGGTATACTTTGCCAAAGAAGTATCCAGGAATTGCGAAGTTGTAGATTACAATAAGGCTTGGTAATGGCGCATAAATTAGATATATTCAAAGCACTATCAGCTGTAGATCATAAAAACTATGGGTTTTATGATAAGTTAACAGAGGAAGAGAGGAAAGGATTTACAGCCTTTTTAATGAACAAATGGAACGCTAGTGTAGAGGGTAACAATGCTAAACAACATTACTATCTAGCTAGTACAAATCATTATGTCAATAAACACTTATTTGATTTAAGTAAGCATCCTAAGTTGCAATGGTTGTTATTGGCCGCAAGCAGTCCTGGTTTAGGTACACAGAGACATATATGGTTAAAAGCCAAGAAGAAAGATAACAATAGTGCTGTTAAAAAACAACTAAGAGAGATGCATCCAACATACAAAGAAGATGATATTGAATTACTTAGTAAATTAGTAACAAAGAAAGAGTTAAAGCAATATGTTAAAGACTGTGGTAACACAAAATAAGTGTAAGTATTGTGATAGAGTCTTTAAACGAGAGTCTACATTAACTATTCATCTTTGCGAACAAAAAAAACGATATCAAGAGAAAGATGAGAAAGGTGTTAGAATAGGATTTAACACATATATTAAATTTTATGAATATGCACAAGGTTCTGCAAAGTATAAGACATTCAATGATTTTGCTAAGAGTTCATATTACAAAGCATTTGTTAAATTTGGTAGGCATTGTTTAGCTATCAATGCTGTGAGTATCAACAAATTCGCTAATTATGTAATTAAGAATAATAAAAAATTAGATCACTGGACTAGAGACTCTATCTATAATGAGTATCTACTTTACTTACTTAACGCAGAAAATCCAAACGATGCACTAGCTAGGGCGTTAGAGTACGGCATTAAATGGGGCGAGGATAAGAATGCTAATCATGGTGATGTTCTACGGTATGGTAATGTTAATGAAATTTGCTATGCTATTACAACAGGTAGAATTAGTGCATGGGTGGTATATAATTGCAATAGTGGACGAAAACTCTTAGATACTTTATCCGAGGAACAGAAATTGATCATCTGGAACTATATCGACCCAGATGTTTGGAATAAGAAGTTCACAGACTATAAGAGTGATCAGTTATATGTTCAACAAATGTTATTAGAGGCAGGCTGGTAATGGGTGCCGATGTAGATTTAGATTTTGGTAATAGAGATAAAATACTTAACTTAATTAAGAATGTCCCTGCTCGCCAGGAATCTAACACAGAATCCAAGCATCATAATAGTGGAGTATATGTTACAGATATTCCTTATGATCCTATCCATGGTTGTGCTAGTATAGACTATAAAGAAGCAGATCAGAGAGGGTATTTTAAACTTGATTTTTTGAATGTGTCGGTATATCGATATATTAAAAGCCCAGAGCATTATAAACTGTTATTACATCGGGATCCACCTTGGGAAAAGCTAATGGATAGAAAATTTTGCGAAGAGGTAGTTCATATTGGTGGCCATTGTGAGTTAATTAGACAGATGAAACCAGATAGTATTCAGAGAATGGCAATGTTCTTAGCTGTAATACGACCTGCTAAACGTCATTTAATTGGCAATAGTTGGAAAGAGATTAGTGAAGATATATGGATAAAAGAGGATGGAGAATTTATATTTAAAAAAGCCCATGCCGTTGCTTATTCACATTTGGTAGCTTTACACATGAATATGCTTAACGAACATTCTTTATCAGCGTAATGGATTTTCTTTTTTTGTGTTGTTTAGGTAAGTTATTGATATTTGGGCAGTGACCTTGTATTACCGTAAGTTTTTTATTAATGAATGTTCTTAATACGGGTTTAAATAAGTCCCAATCGCTTTTTAAGAAGAGGTTAATGGGTATGTTTCTGTTAGATTCCCACCACCAGGTTTCGCCTAGTTCTAGGAATTTCTTTTTATCTTCTTCGTTATCTAGTTGTCCATAATCATACATGCTAGTAAAAATTTTATCTTGGTTTAATACTATACCAATGTATTCATTGGTTGAGTATTTACAAATAGTAAGGAATGGGTATTTTTTGGCGATTGTATTAAATATTGATGTAGACATAGTTTAGTGTTTATTTATATACTGTTACGATTGGAGTAAATATTCGCTAAGTAATATACACAATATGATGTTTAGTAGTTTAGTTCTTTTTAAATATAAGGAGTAGTATGACTAAAAAACAAAGAAGATCCTTTCTTAGGAATCTAAAGAAAGGTCAAGTAGATGTAAATAAGCATGAGCATCTAGAACAAGCACACAAAGTGATACAATTAATTCAAGATTACACTGTTCCGACGGTAAGTAACCCGTTGAAAGCATTAACTAAAGCACAATCTGCTTATATAAAATCCATAAAAAATAATCTAATAACATTTGGTTGCGGTCCAGCAGGAACAGGAAAAACTTTTGTATGCGGAATGATGGCGGCAGATGCGTTAGCAAATAGCGAAACAGAGAAAATTATAATTACTCGCCCAGTGCAAGAAGCGGGGGAACACTTAGGATTTTTGCCAGGGGAATTAGAAGATAAGTTCGCCCCGTATTTTCGCCCGTTTAAGGATGTCCTTGAAGAGAGATTAGGGCGTGGGCATGTACAAGGTCTTACTAAAGCGGGTAGAATCGAAGCATCGCCATTAGCTTATATGCGTGGTAGATCATTTAAGAACTGTTGGATAATTCTAGACGAAGCTCAAAACTGTACAACAACACAGATGAAGTTATTCTTAACTAGAATCGGCGAGAATTGCACAGTTGTTGTAAATGGTGATATCACTCAACGTGATATTAGAGGTCAATGTGGTCTCAGTGACGCTATGGAGCGCCTACGTCATATCAATGGCGTGAGTTTAATTACATTTCAGCGTGAAGATATTGTTAGGTCGGGTATTGTTCAGGAAGTAGTAGAAGCTTACGAAAGTTGATTTAATAGTATAAATCTGTTATACTATTAAAATGCTTGATATCTTACAATACTGGAGCGTTGGACGCAAAATAAAGAAAGTTAGTAGCGGTTGGTACTCCGGTGATGCTCCGTGCTGTATTCATAACGGCGAAACTCAAGACAAACGTAAACGTGGTGGAATAAAACTCACTGACGACGGTTGGTGGTATCATTGTTTTAATTGCAACTATAATGCTACTTTTACATTAGGTAGGCCTGTAAGTTTAAAAGCGAAACAAATACTGGATTGGATTGGAGTCGACAAAGCTGAGATATTTAGACTTAACTTAGAAAGTTTAAGACAAAAGAGTGTCGACGATTTATTGTACGAACGTACTAGAATACAACACAAACCAATATCATTGCCTGAAGTAGAACTACCCGATGATGCTAGGGTCATAACTAGCGAAGATACTAAATATATCAAATATCTAGAATCCAGAGGAATGAATTATAAACAATATCCATTTATGATCTCCCCTAGTAGTCCAGGACGATACAAGAACAGAATTATCGTGCCGTTTACAAATAAGAATAAAATAGTAGGGTACACTTCGCGTTTTTTGGACGATATAAAGCCGAAGTTTTTAAGTGAACAACATCCAGATTATGTATTTGGCTTAGATTTACAGCACCCAGAATGGAATTATGCTATAGTAACCGAAGGTATATTTGATGCTATAAGTATAAATGGGTTAGCAGTATTGCGTAGCCAGTTGAATCAAAAGCAAATTCAGCAGTTAAAGCAGTTGTACCGTGAGATTATTGTTGTACCAGACCAAGATAAACCAGGATTAAAGCTAATAGATCAAGCGATAGAATATAATTTTAGTGTTAGTATTCCTAAATGGAGAGATGTTGGTGTTAAAGATGTAAATGATGCTGTACAAAAATACGGGAAGTTAGCTACCCTGTTGTTAATATTAAAATATAAAATCAGCAGTAATGTTAACAATAGTAATGGCTTGGTTAGAATTGCCAAAAAGAAATTAGTAAAGAGACTAAATGCAAAATAAAGAGATAAAAAAAGTTGTAGAATATACAAAAGACTTTCAGCAGTTATTCCTAGAGATAATGCTCGAAGATGCAGAAAAGTATGTACGAGTCCAGAATATATTTAATATAGAGAATTTTCATAAGTCTTTGCAACCCACAGCCGAGATGATTAAAGAACATTCTAACAAGTACAATACATTACCGGATAAAAAACAAATTCAAGTTCAAACCGGTGTTAAGTTAATGGGCGTTCCATCTGACATTAGTTATGATTGGTTCTTAGACAGCTTCGAGGATTTTACTAAACAAAAAGAACTAAGTCGTGCGATTATGGAAAGCTATGACTTATTAGAAAAAGGTGAATATGGGCCCGTCGAACAGTTAATCAAAGATGCTGTTCAAATTGGGTTAATGAAGGATCATGGTACTAGCTATTTTGAAAATATCAAAGAAAGGATACAAGATTTTAGGGATAATAGTAGGAAGATTAAGACAGGTTGGAAAACAATAGACAACAAATTATACGGTGGATTAGAAATCGGTGGTTTGCATATATTCGCAGGGGGTTCAGGCTCGGGTAAGAGTCTGGTTATGCAAAATCTATTGATAAATTGGGCACAACGAGGATTAAATGGTGTTCTTATTACATTAGAGTTAAGTGAACTCTTCGCTTGTAATCGTATGGACGCTATGGTATCTTCAACACCAACTCAACTTATTAGTAAGGATTTAGATAATGTTGTAATGAAGATTGGGTTGTTTGGTAAAAAATCTGGAAGTCTGCGTGTTAAGTATTTGTCTCCACAAAGCAATGCAAATGATATCAGAACATACCTAAGAGAATTAGAAATAGAGACAGGCACTAAGGTTGATGTAATGTGTGTTGATTACTTAGATTTATTAACGCCAGCTACTGTGAAAGTAGGCGCCGATAATACATTTAACAAGGATAAATACGTAGCCGAAGACTTACGAAGTCTTGCATCAGAGTTGGAAATTGTGGTAGTGTCTGCGTCACAATTGAATCGCAGTGCAGTCGAAGAAATCGAATTTGATCATAGCCATATTGCAGGTGGTATTAGTAAGATTAACAC